TCAATCTTGGTGTTGGTAAAAATGTTGTTTCGCCCAAAGTTGTTGCTTGTACACCCTGATCTAAGAATGATATTTCAGTTCCATCAGCACTTGTACCGCTGATTGTTCTAAGAGTAGCATTTACCTCTGTGGTTGTACCAGGTGTAATAAAGTTAATATTTGGTGCAAATGTACTGTATTGATGATTTTGTGATATCTTAACAGTATTTCCACCAATCGCTTTTTCATTTGTGAAACATAATAATGAATTACCAGTTCTTTGATTTGTTGGATCTAAAGCACTTCTGTTAACTTCAAGATAGTAATTATCAATGTTAATTTCATCTACGAGAGTTGCGTTTGTTGGTAATGTAAATATCGTGTTAATACCTGCTAATGAAACTCCACTCGCTTCATAAGTTTGAATATTTGCACCTTCAGGATGTGGTAGTGCAGTGGTATTCAAAACACCTCTTGTAAGAGTTAATTCTCCAGTACCAACAACGTATGATACAACTTCCTCTTCAAATAAAGCAGTTCCTCTATCAGTTGATATTCCTTGGAAGGATGCAAATGGTGTGGTATTACCAAGAGATACAGTTGTACTTTCAGCAGTTACTTCTGATGTTGTAGGAACAATTAGCGTATCAGGTTTAATATCACGTATCTCAATCTTATTAGTTGCTCCATGATGTGCATGATTATATTGAGTAACTTCAAAAACATTTCCTGAATACAAATCACCATTTTGAGTAGAGTCACCATTTACAGCAACGTTAGTCGCTACTGTTCTTGTAGTATTCTCAGAACCATAATGAACAAGAGTTTCATTATTTGTAAACTTCTCTCCCTGAACATCAGTAAGATATAGGGTATCAAAATTACTATTGATTGATGTTACTGTGAATTTTAATCCAGCACCTCTTGTTACTTTTGTACTTGAATTATCAACAGTTAATACATCACCTACTTGATATCCAGTTCCCGCTGCATTTATAGCAACAGCAGTTACTTTTTCACCAGAGACAGTGACATTTACTGTACATCCAGAACCACTACCAGTAAGAGATCTTGTAGGAACAGCAGTTGTACTTGAGAATGAGTACCCAACACCCTGTGTTACAACCTCTTCTCCTGAGATAGGAGCACCTTGTCCTTCAATTATACCTGTTACACTTTGATCTTCTAAATCTCCAGCAGCACCAGTACTTACCTTTCTTCCAAGTGGGAAAACTGCATTAGTTCTTGTACCACCACCATCAATCTTAACAATTAATTTTCTTGGTAGTGTACGCACTGGGTTTGCAGGTAATATCTGACAGTTTCTGTTACCTGGTTCAATTGGTGTATTGTAGAACCTGACGTTACCAGAACTAACAAATTTTGCCTTACGAAGTTTAAATGTTAAATCTTGAGTTTGGCTAGGTGTCCAAATTGTACCATTTTGAGATTTAAACAAACTACCACCAATGTACTGCTTTGATACAATCACATTTTGAACATCAGGTAATTGAGTTGTCTTGATAGACTTAGCACCCATTGTTGATACCCACATTTCATACTTGTCAGATTGAGGGCAAAGGAATACCAATGCATATTCCTCATCTGGCGGTAAGTATACTGGAGCAGGGAATCTTATAGTAGTTGGAATCGACGCATCACTTGAAACGTTAATATCATCAGGATTTAATACAACTTCAGTAAAATCTTGAACTAAATTAATTGTCGGAATACCTAATTCAACTGTTGCCAACTGAACTGTCAATTTAGCAGTTTCGTCTTTCTGAGCAAAATAAACATCAAATGATGTTAGGAATGCTCCTGTTCCATCTACTGTGAATGATTGTGCTAAAGGATCTCTCCTTCCTCTTCTCCTTCTTCTTCTCCAATTTCTACGTCTTCTTCTTCCACCGAAAGTTCTTACAATTTGTTCACTTCGACTTGTTTCAGTCGTAGTTCTAACTTCAATTTCATTTTCTCTCTGTGGTGGACGAGGTGGATTTCTTACTTGAACAACGTTGTTTGTTTGTGTTAAAACTGTACCAGTTCCAAGGTATGTTCCACTCGCACTACTTTGTAGTGATTCTCTACCTGGTATAGCGATTGTACCGTCGGCAGATGATGTTACTCTAAATGTTTTTGTACCTACTGTGAACAAGTTTGGTGGTTTTGGTGTTGCATTTGCATTTCTAAAGAAGAATGCACCAATTAAATCACCCCAGTTATCAGAGAAGAGATTAATACTAGTAACTGTTGCAACAGCACCACTAGTTTGACCAGTTAATTTTGCTCCTCTTACAACATAACCAGAATATTTTTCTAAGTTTGCTAATCCAGTTACATCCACATTGAATAATCTTGATGTAGCAGAATATGTTGCAGATGGTGCTGGTCTTGAGCGATCATATGGGTCAACTGTATATTTTTCAACATTAGCGTTAGGTGCTCCTAATCCTGCTTGGAACTCTGGTCTACTCTCATCACCAATTTTATGATTTGGTTCTTGAGATCTCATTAATCCAATTTGGACTCCATTTAATTCAACCTTAACATCTTCTAAAATTGTAAATGTACCAGATGACATTTCAATCTCAACAAGTTTTGGTACTATATCAGGTACTCCACTATCTAAGAAATGATAATGTCTTGTAAATGGTTTTAATCCACTTGCTTGGAAGTAAACATTCCTAGACCTCATAAATGGATCTACATTACTGTTTACCTTTGTGCTTTCAACAAAATCTCTCTCCTCTGAAGGTCCGACTAATGTATTAGTAAAACTTCTTTCGATTCTTCTCGTTACTCTTGTTCTTGTTTCTGTAACTCTAACTTGATGGAATCTTTGTCCGTGGAAATGACCTCTAAAACCAAGTCTAAATCTTAAACCTCTTCTTCTTCTACCTCTACCTGCAGCCCTAGTTTCAATACGTGTATGTGAGTGTGATCTTCCTCTAACAGCAGTATTTGAAACAATATTTGATGATTCTACCCACCTTGCACCAGTTGATTCAGTTCTAGTGTTGTTTACATAAACTGTTCTTGTCCAGTTATCTGAAGGTGGGTCTAATTTAATAGCACCAGCAAATGCTATAACATTAAATGGGTTTACATTTTCAACTCCAGTTGCTTGTGGATTTTCTATCCAATCAACTTCTTCATATGCCAATGTAATAAAGTCACCAGTTTTTTGGCAATTAGGATCTAATAATTGTAAGTTAGAATTTAAATCAGCAGTATTAACATTAATTCCACTATTAAGTGCTAACTCAGGATTCATTGACCAAAAATCTATGGCACTTATAAGTTCTTTTTGTGTGGTATCAATATCACATTTAGAACCACCCTCACCACTAAAGTCAATAAAGTCTCTATTTTTGAAATCATTTACAACAAATCCACTCTTAAATCTGTTTAATCCATCATTGTCTTTTACTTGGAATGCATTTGTATCTAATTCAAGTGCACTTAATGATGTAATTTGTTCTAGTGTCTCTATTCTTTTCTCAAGATTTGCTATATCACGCATCGTAAATCTACGATTATCACGCATTCTTATCTCTGGTTCAGTTTTTGGATTATAGAGATATGGTGGTAGAATAATCGTTGCAATTTCCATTGCATCTGTATTGCTAGATGGTGGTACTGGATTTTCTGCAGATATACCTTCTATAACTCTAACTGTTTCATCTTTATCAATTACCAGTTTATCAATTCTACCAAGATAGAAACTAAATCCCATGATAGAACTTTCACCAGGTGTGATAATAAATGGATTTGTCGATTCAAAAGTTCTACTGTTAAATGCAAAAGGTGATTTTGCAGTATCATCAGGTACGAATGGATTTACTCTAGGTCTGAAGTCTAAAATATCAGATGCTCTCATCTCTCCAATTATAGGTAAATCATCAGTATATCTTTCTCTACCATATGAATTGACTGTGAATATATCACCAGTATTTCCACTTGCAACTTGATATTGATCATAAACAACAAGTAATCTCTTAGATGGAATTGCAGAACCTTCGTTTCTTATGATAGATGAGTAATCATCATACTGTTCTTTATTACCTTTATCCAATGAGTAGTTATCAGTTCTATCAAGATAATTTCCTACCTCTATTCCTTGTAAAACTGTTTCAATAGCAGATTCTTTAAACTTAACAATTTCACCAACTTGGAATAAACTATCATTCATGTATATGAATGTAACATCATTTGCATTTCTTACTACTATCTGACCAATTGCTCTACTATCTTGACCAACTACTAATTCACCAGTAATTGCATTTTGATCAAGACCTAAACCAGAAACAAACTTTAATTTATCTAATACTGGAGAACCTGTTGTTTTTGATTCAAGAACTGCGACCACATTTGCAACATCAGGAACATTAAGTGATATATCCTCATCCTCAACTCTTAATCCGTACGCATCACTTGGTGTGAGTGAACTTGCTAGTGTTGATACACCAACAGTTCTTGTTATCTCTACAGTTTGACTTCTTACATAATCTTTTGTTTTACTTGTAAGTCCAAGTTTTTTAAGAGTTACATTAACTGTTGCAGTTGTATTACTTCCATTACTTAAACCATCAAATGTTATTAAATTACCATTATTTGTTATTGATACTTGATCATCTGTTAGTGGTTCTGTAGTACCATCTGGATAATGAATTGAATATCTCTCTGCGTCAAATGGTTCAAAAAATATACTTGTTATTCCAACTGCAGTTGTTAAACCAACAGCTGATGAGAATGATATTGTATTACTTGTAATTTGTTGATTTGTTATTTGTTTTGAAATTATTAAATGAGAGTCTGCTAGATTTACTATTGAGACATTTGGTTTTGGTAACTCGGTAAATATTCCAGAACCATCTACATTTTGTATTCTAGGTACAGCAAGTCTGAATGGTGAAGTTGTAGATATACCTGATGCTAAAGTTGCACCGAAGTTAACACCTGTATGAACACCAACACTACCTAAAGTGAGAGTTTTACCATCTGTAGATATGTCAGTTATTTTATTTAAAACAAGGTCGTCTTGATCTCCTCTTTGATATGCGATTATAGCATCAGTTTTAATACCAACTTTTGCTGCAAAATTACGATTATTAACACTCGCTGATGTTCCAGTAACGTTTAATATGTCAGTTACAGAAAAACCAGTTAATAATTGATCATATAAAACTGCATCTGCACTAAAGTTAGATGGTAATAGTGGATCAAAATCAGAACTATCAGAGTCTTGGAATACAGATTTTATATCATCAGTTGTATATGCAATAACATCTTTAATGGAAATATCAGCAATAACTGGTCTTTCATTAATAATTAATTGTTCACCCTTTATAAAAGTACCTGTAGTTTGAGATACTGCTATCTCATTAGCACCTGTTGCATTTGCATTTAATGCAGCATATCCACTTGCTCCACTTGCTTTTCCTCTAATCCTTGCACCTTGTATTACATTTGATGCTGTGAACGAAGTACATTTAAGTATCGTGAATGTTTGTATATCATACAAGAATAAATCAAACTGTGTATTTGAATCAGAGTAAGATGCATCTGTAACTGCATAATGATATACTCTTGCTTCACCTATTTGTTGATTTGGTTGGTCAACATTGACTGCACCACCTGTTCCAAGTTTACGTGATTTAAGTAGTTTTATAACATTTGCATTTCCACCACCTATTCTTATCATAGGTGTTCCTTGTACATTATTGACACGAAGAAGATTTCCCATCTCAAATGGTATGGATGCAGCGTTAACTGTTTCAACGTCTCTTGGTTTATCTACATCTATGACTGTGGTTCCTGTTAAATCAACATCAAAACCTTTTACATACGCTCTTCCTGGTGATAGTTTTACGCAGAATAAATCTTCGTCAGGTACATTTCCCTCATCAGTCAATCTATTTTCAGTAAATAATCCATCATTTCCAATTTCATCATTTAAAGCTTCTTGAATATCAACACGGAATGGTTCAACAGAATAGTCACCACTTTCATCATATGTTCTTTTAGCAAAATATTTCTTTAATTCACTATAGGTTGAAGTGTCTTGTAATTTCTTTATCTCACCCTGATCTGTTCTCATCAACTCTACAAAGTTTGTATCTTCGTAGTCATTTAATGCCTTTTTCGCAAGTTTTACAGATATCTTAAATCTATCTGCACCTGGTGCTGCAAAGTTTGTAAAACCTTTTGCGTTATCATATAATGAAGGATCATCGTTTGAATTGATTACTTCCTCTGAAATATCAAATCCAACTCTATATGATGGAGTTGTTGAGAATGGGTCAAGAATAATTAAGGAAGATTCAACATCAATAAAACTACCACGCATGAAGTAAACACCACGATTTACTCCAAAAGCAGAACCTGTTGCTGTTGCATTTTCAGAAACAAGTGTAAGAATTGTTTCACCAATAGTTAATGTTGTATTACCATATGTTAATGGTTCCTCTAATACTAATACCTCACCATCAGGGAAGAAAGTACTATCACCATCTGTACCAGACTGTTGATATTTGATGAATATTGTTATATTCTCAACACCCTCTGCAGGTGGTAAAATAAAATTCTTTATTGTTGCAACTGTTCCTGAACTCTGACCCCTTACTCTAATTCCTTTGCCTTCATTAGATGAAATTATTTCATTCAAATAAACTGAAACATCAATGCCAAGATGTGTGTCGTTTACTTTTGCTGAAAAATATGAATTATCAAGTTCAATATTGCCTGGAATGACCATTGAACCTTCTTTGAAAATATGTTTACCAAAAGATTCAACCTGATTCTGTAAAAGAGATTGCAGACCAGTTAGTTCTCTTGCTTGAACTGGATATCCTGGTTTGAACAGAATCTTGTAAAATTGATCATCCTTATTGAAATCATCATAATAAGGTGATATATTTAAATTAGTCTTTTGTGGCATTTTTAGAATTCGAGTATGATTTTAATGTCTTCCTTTTGACGAGAGTTCCTAACAATTAAGGGTCTGTTATCTAAGTATACTACTTCTCCCGACCCTTTATTTATCTCAGAATTGGAAAGTCCCGAAATAAAGTTCACACCCAAGTTAATTAATTTATTACCTGTGGGGTTAGTTGTTATACCAGAGAAATTTCTTGATATAGCACCAGAGAAGAAAGATTTTTTACCTTCAATATTATTAGAACCTATTTGTGATTCAAATTGATATATTCTACCAGCGGTTGAAATACCAGCGTAATCAGTATGGTCGTAAGTTGTTCTATTAAAATTCAGAGATCGATCTCTAAAATATTTCAAAACTTTTGTCTCTGAATCATATGATGCGACGTAAGCAGTTGAAACTTTATTAATATTAGGTGCAACTGTCAATACTTGTTTAATTTCTTCACCAACTTCAGGGACACCTGATACAGTATCGAACTTAACTGCTTGTAATGATGAGTAAGTATTATCAGTATATGTTACTGATGTTCCCACTTTTGTTGGATTTTTGACAACTCC